GACCATGGAAAGTAAGTCTTTCTTCTTCCGGTAGTAATAGTAGTATATAATAATATATATATATTATATAATTATTATCCTATACTCAATACCAATACCAATCTCATCCCCATCCCCATGCCATACCAGTAGCCGGCAACCAGTAGCCGGCATAACCGGACATGCCATACCACTATTTCCGGGAACGCTAAAGTTTTTGCTTGCGCTAGTCAAAGTCTGTTGGTATAATGAAGACTTGCGCGCCTACTGTGGTGCAAACCGTTTCACAACCTTGAGGTATCTGAGATGAGTAATGTTGAGATGTGTCTTAGATGTGGAAAGTCTTCACAATCTTCCCGTGGTCAATGTTTATCTTGCTATCAGTTGAGTCTGTATCACGTTAAGAAAGGTAACGTAACGTGGGAGGAGCTTGAAGTTACTGGACTGGCAAAACCTCCACAATATAATGCTTCAAGCTCATGCAAGATTAGTGTTATGCAAGACGCAAAGCGCAGAAAAGCGCTTATGTCTGATGCAGGTGTTGAAACGTGGGAAGAGTTTATTAAGATCGACAGCCCACTTGCTGAAGCTGAAAGACAGAGAATTTGTAAGGAAGCCGCATGCGTAGCCGACCTGAATGCCAGTAGAGTATTCAATGTGATTGATTCCTTCGGTGTTGATGGATGCGACATGACGACCATGACTAAGGCCACTAAATGGCTGAATGCATCTGATCGCAATTCAATCCTTAATGAACTTGTCGAGTCAAAAAAGGTTACTTGGGTTGGTTCGCCATACAGCAGAAAGGTCACATACTGGACCGTCGAGAATTTTGAGAGGTACAGTGCCGCTGAACACGCCGACATTTCGAGTCGTATTGTACAGCAAGCCGCCAAGCCGGCACTTCCAGGTTCCATGGCAGCGCGCATCGAAGAAGAGCTTGCAGCAGCGCAGAGCGTATCCAAGCCGGCAGAGCCGGACCTGGAAGTGGTCAATACTGCGCTGAGTGATTACCGTTTAGGTGTGTCGCAATCATGTGATGAGATTCTCAGAAACTTGCCGGCAGAACCAGAGTTCGTGGAACGTGACCAGCTTGAGGTAGGGCTTTCCAGAGAAGCTACTGATAATCCGTATGACGACTCCGTTGATCGAGAGTTGAATCTCGTAACTCCTGAGCGAAGGGTCACTGCCGTCGCTATCTGTCCAGGACCTCCCTGTGCGGTTTCGGGCCATTCCGGTGACGCCACCGAAAACGTAGAAGCTGAGCGGAATAGACTGTTAGAGATTCGTAGCGACAAGATTCTTACGATGCTTCGGCAAGATGTTGAACACGTTTTTCCGCCAGCGCCTCCGATCATAGTGCCTCCAGTGCCTGACGACTCCTATGCCGAAGAAGTTGCGTGGCTAGATCTTCCTCGCGGTAAGTAGACGAGCTAGCCGGACTCAGAGAATTCAAGATTGGCAAGCACCAGCCCGCTTCACAGCGGGCTTTTTTATTGCGCGCCAATGGTGGGGTGCGTCAGTTTCTCTGTGGGCACCTGAGTTGAGGGTAAAATAGGGGTTCGTGAAGAGACAGATATTTTCGCACCTTGAGGAGAGACCGATGAAGAGAGTCGTTTACTGCGCTGCATTTTGTTTTGGTTGGTTAGTTGCTGCATGCATTACTCTTGCTTTCTGGATTGTGTTGATCGGCGCGGTTCTATGGATCGCGTCTGCGATGTTCCCCGCAATCTCGCAGGGCGCGGTACCTGACGACCTACAATCGGTGAGCGTGACGATTAAGGCCGGAAGCGCCAGGGGATCTGGTACGCTTGTAACTCGTGAGGTTGGAAATGACACGGTTACGTTCGTGTGGACAGCGGCGCACGTTGTTAATGGAATGCGCACAACTCGGAAGATCACGACCGCAGATGGAACGATGAAGACTCTGGTCGAGTACAAGGATGTCCAGATTGTTCAGGAGCAGCAACAGGACGGCCGGCGTGTCGGAGAGGTTCAATACGACTGCAAGGTTCTGAAGGTGTCTGATGCCGACTACGGCCACGACCTTGCGATTCTCATGGTCAGACGACGAGGGGCATATCCTGTCTCCGTTAGCGCTAAATTCCACACTGAGAAAAACTACATTCCGCCTATTGGAGCGGAGATCGCACATTGCGGTTCCATGCTTGGACAATTTGGCGCTAACTCTTACACGGAAGGTGTCCTTTCCCAGACCGGCCGCACGCTCGACATGGAGGGCGCGAATCGGCAGACCTTCGATCAGGTAACGACTGTTGCCTTTCCTGGTTCGTCTGGAGGCGGGATGTATCTGAAAGACAGCGGCGTGTATGTTGGGATGCTCACGCAGGGCGTAACCCGTAGCCAGGGCTTTAACTTCCTCGTGCCGATCCGAAGGATGCACGAGTGGGCCGCCGAGGTAGGAATCGAGTGGGCGCTTGATCCGTCTGTCCCGATGCCTGCGCAGAAGGAGCTTGACGAGATCCACGTCGAGGACGAAGCTCCTTCCGGTTTCTCTTTTATCATCGAGCCGGCGTAGGAGTCGCCGATGTCTAAGCCGAAGATAACTAGCGACGAGATGGAGCTTATCGTTGATCGGTATCGTCAAGGCGAGAGCGCGGCCGATCTTGCACGCGCATACGAGGTTCACCCTTCGACGATAATGCACCGTCTTCGCAAGGTAGGAATTCTGCGCAAGAAGTCACAGCGGTCAAGGCAGGCTCAGTCCGTCGTTGATTTCGCGAAGAGGTGCCGGTCCGTGCTATGGCGTCAGGACCATAAGCACGTCGAGTACAAGCGGTGGCAGAGGAGAATCGAGGAATTGGAGTCCGATTCAGGTGGCGGGTACACGAGGCATGAGGCGATAGTACGCGCGTCAAAAGAGTTTAACTGTCTGAGAAAACTGTTCCGAGAATACGACGTTTCACTATGGGACCCAAACCCAATGTCTCACCCCGATGTACCCAACGAAAACCAAATCGCTTCGACTGGTGTTGTTAGTGAAGGAATTGAGCAAAGCCATAGAGAAAATCTCAGGTGGGCGATCGAAGCGGCTGGCCGCGCTCTCCGCACAGGAGAAGCGCCGAAGACTGCGCCTAATGATTCTGCCTACTACCTGTACAGGCAGGCCCTAGACGAGCCAAAGGATTTCATGGGTAAGGTGAACCAAATCGAGGCGAAGGGCGACTCCGACGCAGACGAGCGAGCTTCGTCCAAGCGCCTCGGCCAGCGCACCGTGGCTGAGATTAACCAAATGCTTGAGAACCTGTAGGAGACTAGGTGCAAATGTATTGCGAGAGGAAGCGCGTAATTGAAGCCGAGCAGGCAAACCCTGATAACATACTTTTGCTTAGCGGAGTATTCCGGTCATGTGTCGATCGCAGAATCCTTTGCGCGACAAATAATGGGCGTGGGTATGTTGATGTGAATATAGGCGATTGGGTCGTCACGAACACTCACGGAGAATTTATTAGCAGGGATGTTTACAGTGATGACGAATTTCACGCGAAGTTCATTAAGGTGAATGATGAATAACATGCGCTTTGCGATTCAGCGATTTAACCGGCGGTTTATAAAGTGGACGTGGTTCAAGTGGTACGCTGACAAGAATCTTCGCGACAGAAACCTGGAATGCTTGACTGGGTTTCATTCTTGTTCGGGAGTCGTTTTCAGGGCTGTTGATCCTGAATGAAAGTCTCGACTCAGTTTAATGTTTCAGTCCCGAAGACGATACGAGAGAATCTTAAGTGGCGCGCCAAGGTGCATGAGCGCGCTATTTCAGATCTTGGATTTCGCGAATCCATTCTCCAGGCGTGTTCGCAGGATCCGTTGTTCTGGATCAACGGATTCGGGTACACGTATGACCCGCGAATACAGCCGTTCCCGAAGCTTCCATTCATCCTCTATCCGTATCAGGAAGAGGCGATCATGGAAATTCTATGGGCTATCGGGGACCACGATCTTCTTGTCGAGAAGAGTCGTGACATGGGGGCAAGTTGGTGCTGCATTGCCCCGATAACGTGGTGCTGGAAATTCCGGCAGATGCTTTCTTTCTTGCTCATCTCTCGCAAGGAAGAATACGTCGATGCAGCCGGCGACCCGAAGGCGCTCATGTGGAAGATGGACTTCCTTCTGAAGAACATGCCACAGTGGATGATGCCTCGCGGATTTAGTTGGAACGACCACAGCCGCAAGATGCACCGCGAGAATCCGGAGACCGGCTCTGTAGTTGACGGCGAGAGCACCAACTCCAGAGCGGCACGCGGCGACAGGCGCACTGCTATTCTTCTTGACGAGTTTTCGTCTGTCGAAAACGGAGAGAGTATCCTCAACGCAACGAGAGATGCTACGACATGCCGGCTGTTCAATTCGACGCCGGAGGGGACTGGTAACGCATTCTATGACATGCGCCAGACTGGTGTGCGAAAGCTTCGTCTACACTGGTCGTCGCACCCAACTAAGTCAGCTGGTCTATACACTACCAACGAAGATGGAGAGCTGAAGGTACTGTCACTGAATGGATACCCAATAAATTACTCGCCAGTCCTAGACGGCAAGCTTCGGTCGCCGTGGTACGACAATGAGTGTACTAGGGTAACTCGACCGCAGCAGATCGCGCAAGAGTTGGACATTGACTACCTGGGTAGCGGATATCAATTCTTCTCTGCCGATAAAGTCAACGAGGCGATCAGAAATCACGCGCGCCCCCCGTTTGTGGTTGGTGATATCGAATACGACGAGTTGACATCGGAACCTCTTAGATTTCGTGAGCACGATAAGGGGTGTGCTCGACTTTGGTTCCTACTGAGTCGCGACGGAAAGCCACCGCTGGACCATCGTTACGTCGTTTCGTGTGACGTGTCTGCCGGAACCGGAGCATCGAATTCAACGATAGTGGCGTGGGATATAACTACTCGCGAAAAGGTGCTTGAATTTGCAAGTCCATTCATCCGTCCTGAAGCCCTTGCGAAGCAGGCAGTTGCTATCGCACGGTGGCTTGGTGGAGCGATCATTATCTGGGAGTCGAACGGTCCAGGTCGTCAGTTTGGCGGTAGGGTAGTTGATTGTGGGTATAATAGAGTGTACTTGAGGCAGCGCGAAGAGGCTATCTCAAGGAAGGTCTCCGATATTCCGGGCTGGGCCTCTACCCATGATGGCAAGCTAGCTCTGCTTGGGAACTATCGAGCGGCGATCGAAAGCGGCGCTGCCGTAAATAGGTCGAAGGAAGCGCTTGAGGAGACCTTAGAGTACATCTTCTCGCCTGGTGGCTCTGTCGAGCATTCTCGTTCCACGGATCGTAGCGACCCTAGTGGTGCGCGCGCAAATCACGGAGATAGGGTGATGGCCGACGCCCTTGCTTGGCACGCAATGGCGTCGAAGACGAGGCTTCCTGAGAAGGCTGAGCCAGACCTGCCTATAGGAAGCCTTGCGTGGCGAAATAAAATGCGCGAAGACAAAAAGAAGAAGACTGCCGGCGAACTTGAAGCTGGGTGGAAGTAATGGCTTGGATGACTGAATTGAAATTCAAGCGGTTGCGTGATTCGATCGAATGGTCGAACCGCCAGCTAGACTACTTTCGCAAGGAGCGCCTGAAAGCGATCAAGCAGTACGTTGGTTCGCACTACAGTGACGGCGGCGCTGACAAGAAGGTTCCAACTAACTTTCTGAAGCTAGCCGTTGACATTTATGTTCGACAACTCGCCGCAAGAGCGCCCCGTGCGCTAATCACCACTCGCGATCGAACACTGAAGGCGACAGCATCGAATTTTGAGTTGGCCGTTAATCAGATTCCAGACGAGATCGGACTAGCAAATACGCTGCGCAGGTTGGTGACTGAGGCGATGTTCTCCATGGGGATCGTCAAGATCGGACTCGCGCAAGTTGATAAGCTGCTTGGACATGACTATGGATCGTCGTTTGTTGATGACATCACGATTGACGACTACTTCTGCGATATGTCGGTAAAGCGTCGTGACTTAATCTGCTACGAGGGTAACGACTATTGGATGTCCCACGAGAAAATCATGGAGTCCGATTGGTTCGACAAGAGTGGAAGGAATGGGCTGAAGCCAGACGAGTACACGGTACTTGGCGAGCGAGGGCAGGATCGCGCCGAGTCGATTCAGTCCCGCGAGACGCCGCAGCTTTATAAGGAAAAAAACTGGTTGCGTGACGTGTGGCTACCTGAAGAGAAGTTGCTTATCACCTACGGCGTGAAGAGTGAAAGGATCCTGAAGGAAGTCGAGTGGGACGGACCGGACGGCGGGCCATATGACGTGCTAGGGTACAGCGATGTTCCCGGTAACATTATGCCATTGCCTCCAGTGTCGATCTGGTACGACCTTCACGAACTTGGAAACGCACTGTACCGCAAACTTGCGAATCAGGCGGATAGCTCTAAGACAGTGCTCGGATTCCCAGGAGGTGACGAGGACAGTGTTCGTGATTTTCAGGGTGCATCCGATGGCCAGGGTATCCGCTACACAGGCGCGCCGCCTCAGAAGCTTCAGGCCGGCGGAGTTGATCCGAACACACTCGCTTTTTACTTGCAAAACCGTGACCTGTATTCCTACTTCGCAGGTAACATTGACAGTCTTGGCGGGCTCGCTGCGCAGACGGACACGGTAGGTCAGGACAGGTTAATTGCTGAGTCGGCGTCTGCGCAGCTTCGCGACATGACAGCGAAGACGGTTGATTTCGACCGCGCGATATTCAAGTCACTTGCTTATTACGAGTGGAACGACCCGGTTAGGCGAAGGACGCTTGAAAAGCCAATACCGGACGCGAAGCTTTCGATTCAGGTTCCGTGGACGCCCGTCGATCGTGTCGGAAGATTTGAGTCATTTGACCTGAAGATCGACGTGTATTCACTTCCGGACGACTCTCCGGGACTGAAGTTGAAAAAGCTCGGAGTCGTCATGCAGCAATACATCATGCCGCTGGCTCCACTTATTGAGCAACAGGGCGGCTCAATTGACGTGCAGGCGATTCTGGAATTAGTGTCGAAGTACGCTGACCTACCTGAGATTGGAGAGATCGTTCAGTTTGCTCAGGACTATGGAGTAGGACAAACTGGCGGAGTTGCCGGACCGTCGAAGCCGCCTGAGACTACCCGTAGGTACGAACGTGTAAACAGGCCGGGTGCAACAGATAGCGGAAAAAGTCAGGTCATGCAGCAATTGCTTCTTGGTGGAAATCCACAGGATGTTGAGTTGGCTTCAGTTGGTCGGAGCACTTCGTAATGCCAATTTACTGCTTTAGTACAAATGAGGGTGAGACGGTTGAGCGATTCTTCAGAATGGGCGAAGCTCCTCAGTCGATACGACTCGATAGTGGACAAGTCGCAACCCGTGACTATCGTGCCGAGCGTATCGGAATGCCAGCACGTAAGGGTTGGCCGATTGAGTGTTTTGCCTCTGGTGTACATGCAAACCAAGCAGGAGAGTTGCGAGAATTCTTCCGAAGGCACGGAGAGTCCATCCATGTTACGTCGGATGGGAACCCTGTCTACACTAGTCCAGCGCAGCGCAAGAGGGCGCTAAAGCTTCGCGGTATGTGCGACCGTAGTTCATTCTGTTAATTCCTGAAGAGAGAAAGAAATGGTTTTCGATCAAGACGCTTTTGTTGCTGAGGTTAATACGGCAATTGACAATCAACAGGTAGAAGTGAAGGAAGAGGTTACCAATGGCGGAGAAACTGAAGGACTGGGAGCGGTCGATGCAGGCGGTGCAACGGAAGATGGAAGCTCGCAAGGTGGCGAAGATGGTGCCTGCGAAGAGCGATCCTCCGTTGAGGAAGCTGGTCCTGAAGTTGAGAAAGTTGCTGGAGAAGCGGGGCCTGTCGTAACGCAAGACGCTCCGAAGATTAGTGATGAACTTCTCATTCGTGCTGTGAGCGCGGGACTTGACCCGAAGACAGTACGTGACTTCAACGATCCTGACGTATTGTCGCGAGTTGTCGCAACTATTGAGAAGCGCTCAACTACTGAGAAGGTTGAGCAAGTCGCCGACGATGATCCGCTCGCAAAGTTGCCTAAGCTTGACGACTTTGAGCCGGAGGTTATCCAGACGATTGAGTCGCTTGTGGCTGAAGTTCGTCGCCAGCGAGAGACTGTTGCGAAACTTCAAGAGAAACAAGAGTACGTAGCTCGTTCCGCAGCGGAGGCCAATACCCGCGAGGTCGAGCAGTGGTTTGACCGGCAGGTCGATTCCCTTGGGGAAGACTTTACCGATGCCCTTGGTAAGGGGAAATTCAGCACCCTTCCAAAAGGAAGTTCGCAACTCGCGAAACGCGAGTCAATCGCGAACCAAGTCGCTGATTTGCTCGCTGGCTATCACGCCACGGGTAAGACACCGCCTCCACGAGAAGAGGTCTTTGACCTGGCCGCGAGGATCGTTCTTCGCGACGAATTCCAGGCGGTGGCCGAGAAGAAGCTTTCCGCGAAACTCGGCAAGCGCGCTGGCCAGCACATTCAGCGGGCCAGCGGAGGAAAGGTAACTAGCAAATCAAAGCCAGAGGATGAGGTAGCGGCGATCTTGAATGAGAAGTATTTCAAGTAGATCGCCGGTGCCGTCCAAAGGCGGCATCTTAGGAGTTTTCGATGACGATTCAATTCAGTGATATCGACGATGCTGTTCTGTTGACTCAGCAGAACCTAATCAAGCGAGGCGCGTTTCTCGACTTGCAGACTGACCTTTCGGACCACGTTGCCGTCCGCGAGATGTGGCAGGGGAAGAAGAAGAAATTCGACGGTGGGAACGATTGGGAATTCGAGGCGCAGATCGACCATAATCACAGCGCGCGTGCTGTTGGGTTGTATGAGACGGACGGGTCGAGCCTGACCGACACGATGATTAAGGGGAAAGTGTCGCCTCGCCACGTCAACGCGCACTATATCTACGATCAACGTGAGCCGGCCTTCCAGCGCGGTGGAGTTGCGATCGTCGATCTCGTTCAGAGCCGGTATACGGCCATGATGGTCTCGTTTTACGAGAAGTTGGAAGAGTACCTCTGGGGAAAGCCGGCGACTAGCGCTGACGAAGTTACTCCCTACGGTGTCAACTACTGGGTTCTTAAGGACGAGACGGAAGGGTTCAATGGCGAGAATCCTGCCGGGTTCACCGCGGGCCGTGCCGGCATCGACTCGACAACGTACACCCGTTGGGCGAATTGGGGAGGGTATTACTCATCGGTTGCCAAGGAAGACTTGGTACGCAAGATGCGCAAGATGCACCGAAATACGCAGTTTCGGTCAGTCGTGTCTCATGCTCAACCAGAGTTGGGCGGCATGAAGAACGGCATCTACATGAACGATTCCGTTATAGGACTGCTTGAGGAGTTGTGCGAGAATCAGAACATGAACCTAGGCAACGACCTGGCCAGCAAGGATGGCCGGACTCTGTTTAAGTCGTCTCCGCTGATTTACGTTCCGTACCTCGACGCCGACACAGACAATCCTGTTTACATGTTGGATTGGAAGTGGTTCGCGATCGGCGTGATGAGTGGATGGGAGAATAACCTGACCGCCCCGTACATGGTCCCCGGCAAGCATCTCGTCCGTCGAGTTGACTTGGACGCGACCTTGAACGCGGTATGCACGAACCTACGCCGGCAGGGTGTGCTTTCGATTTCAGGGTAGTAGTGATTGAATCGTGGCCCGCCGAGCGTGCGGCGCGGCGGGCCACGTTACGAGAGGTGCCGTAGTATGAGCCGGAGGCTATAAAGCTTAATAGGATTTTACGACAAATCTTGTGAGAGGATTGTACAGTGAGTAACAGAAGTCTCAACGGTTATGTGAAGCAGGAGAATCGGATTCCGGCTTGGGTTTGGTTTGAAGGTGCGACGGCCCTCAAGGAAGGACAGGGCGTGTGCTACAACTGGGATTACGGGACCGCCACTGCTAAGGACGGCCGGCGCTATAATCGCGTCGAGCTTCCGACGATCCTGAATGCTCGATACTTTGCTGGTGTCGCGGCTCGCGACTACACTGCGAAGTCTGGTGGTCAGTTTATCGAGATAAACATTCCCGGATCGGTGTGCAATATCCTTTGCGCTACCACGTCGTCTATTGGTGTCGGCGTCCTGACGTGCGAGGCCGGCGGAACGTATGCCGGTTATTTCCGGTACGCAGGCTTCCAGGGCGAGGGGTCGGCCGTTCCGCTTCAGACTGTTGTTGGAACGACCAGCGCTCCGCTCGTCTGCTTGGCAAAACTTCAGGAAGGCGTTCCTAGTGGTCTCGTTGAGGTTGTCACTGCTGCCGTCATTGGCGGTGCGATTACCTGCATGGTTGGTGGCGTGTCGTATCTCACGACTGTTGGTGCGGCCGAGTTTACGACTGCACACGCCACGTTCACGATGGCCGATGGAACTATTTCCGGGTTGAGGAAGAAGTTCTACTGCCTTGTCGAGTGCGGTGCTACTTACGATTTCATCGTGACAGTCAACGGAATTCAGGTCGATGGATCGACGGCGCTTCAGACGTTGATCCTCGACGACGTTGCTGACGAGGATACGCTTGAGTGGACCGGTGATTGGTACGAAAAAGGTCGAGTCGGGACCACTGTGTCGTAGTGGAGTTGTGGCACCTGATGCGTCAGGGTAACGCCACTGCCGGGGCAGGGATTCTCTCTTCTCCCGCCCCGGCCCTGCTTTCTTGTCTTGGAGATTTCTGTGGCTGAATCGACGCTGAGTATTGGATTCGCTGACTTGAAGGCAGAGGTGGGAGGCTACCTTGGTTACGGCCGGGCGTCAGCGTTGTGGTCCGTTGCTCAGCTTGCGGAGATTGACAGGCTTGTCCAATCCGGATACCGTCGCGTTCTCTACCCTCCGGCAGTTGTCCAGGGCGCTGAGGGTTATGAGTGGTCATGGCTGAAGCCAACGACGACACTGGCACTGGCTGTAGGAGATGGTGACTACGATCTTCCCGATGACTTCGGAAGGATTGTTAGCGGATTTCACTTTGCAGCCGACGCGCATTACCCGGAAGTTGTTATAGTGTCGCTCGGCCAGCTTCTTGAGCTTCGTTCAAGTTCAGACATGTCCGGCACGCCGGCATACGCGGCGATTCGGTACAAGGCTGGCACAGGCACGACCGGACAGCGGCAGGAAGTGCTGTTCTACCCTGAGCCTGATGCCATATTGACGCTGACGTACCAGTACGATGCGTACACGGGAAAACTCACTGATGCGCTTCCGTACCCGCTCGGAGGAATGCCGATGGCTGAGGTGTATATCGAGTCGTGCCTAGCTGTGGCAGAGGGGCGCATGAACGATGAACTTGGCCAGCACCTAAAGCAGTTTCAGGCGCTACTTACGGACGCTATTGCGCGCGATCGAAAGAAGGGCGCTCATAATTACGGAAACATGGGGAACCCTGAGTCGATCGACTTTGAGTTCAGACGAGGGTATACGGGAATCGTCTACCCGATTACGTACAAGGGGGGTGACATTTAATGGACGCATTGTCGATGCTCGCGTATGCACTAGCTGGTAGAGGTGGTGCAGGGCAAAAGAGTAAGGCGCAACTTGAAGCTGAGCGACTCGCAGAGCGAAGGCGCGTTGATGCAGAGTATGGACCGCCAAAGCAGGTAGCTAAGACTGGTACGAAGGGATTCAAGAAAAAGAAGTACCCGCTTGCCATTAGGGTGATGGGAAAAGGGTTCCAAGACTTGCACGACTCACTCAATCAGGAATAAAGGGAAGTAGAAATGGCTAAGGGGAATTTCACGGGAACCGCGGCAAGTGCCGTGTTGATTGCGGCGAATGCGTATCGCGACCATTTACTGATACAGAAAACAAACGCAACGACTGTTGCGCTTGGAATTGGCGAGGCTGCCGTTGCTGGGGAGGGAATCCAACTCGTGAATGCTGGCGACGTTGCGATTCTACACGGTGCATCGGCCCGTGTAGCAATTTACGTCATTGGCAATGGAGGTACTGGGACGTATCAGGATGGTGACGTTGAGGTCACTCCTGGGCCGTACATTTCTGCGTAGTTTCTACAGCCGGGTAAAAGTACCGGGTATTCTGTTCTGTTTTCTGAAAGGGCGGTGAGATGATTGATCGTATTTGTTCGCTTCTGAAGATGAAGAAGCCAGAGTTGAATTCTGGCTACCTGTTCGCCAGTGGTGCCACCGTCCCCGTGGACGCCTCGACCGGCTATCAGTCCGGCTGCATTTTCCAGCACACGGATGGTGGCGCTGGGACCGTGTTTTACGTGAACGAGGGAACGCTCGCGTCGTCTGCGTTTGTTGCCGTTGCTGCAATGACGGCGGCTCAAGAGGCACTGCTGAGTGCAACACCAGGTACCGCTACCGCAAGCAAGTCAGTGATCCTGGACTCTAACGTAAGGGTTGATCGTAGCTGGGTTGCTGCCACGTCTGCTCAACACGCAATTTACGTAACTGCATTGGCTTCGTTGGGGGCTAAAAATGCGTTCCGAGCGGGTGATTGGGGTACTGAACTTTCTTACAATGCTGGCGCTGGCCTGTTCCGTATGTATGGAAACATCGCTTCCGGGACTGATGCAACTGCCATGATGTTCGTGCGTTCTCTCGTCACGTCGCAAGCCCCAAGTTCCTGTATGCAGTTGTACGCCGACAGTGACGCAACTACGCCAGGTCCCGCTGGTCTTCACTGTGCTGATTTCTTCGCTGTTGTGAATGACGGGAAATTCCTTGGTGCTAGCGTAGCACTGTACGACGGTCTGATTGCAACTTGGCATAAAGTAACAGCCCCCGTTGGTGCCACTATCTCAGGAAACGTGTGGACACTGTTCCTTGATAACCAGATCAACGCTGCCGTTGGTGGTACTGAAGCTACGATTCTGTCGATGACTGGTGGGTCCAAGCCAGACGCATGGGCTTACTTCTCTACAACGTCGTCAGGGTGGGGTTCGCTACTCATGTTCGATGCTGCTGCTGCTGCACAGGACCCTGTTGTTACTAATGCGCTAGTCCCCGCTACCGCTCCGGACTCTGGCACTATGGGTGCTGACAAGGCATTGAAGGTGACTATTGACGGAACGCCGTACTACATTCCGCTGTACGATACGCTTCACGCCTAGTTTGCGTTTCTACCCAGGCGGCAAAATGCCGCCTGGGCTTTCCTGCCTTAGAAGAGAGGTTCTACGATGATTCTGAGTGTTGCCGATCGAATTACGTTGCTTGGTGTTCTTCCTGAACAAGGCGACTTCATTACGCTGAAGATCGTCAGAGAGTTGCGGGAGGGACTGTCATTCAGTGAGGATGAACTTCGTAACCTTTCCATTATTCAGGAAGGTAACCAAGTTCGATGGGAGGCTGCCTCTGATCCGATGAAGGACGTTCAAATTGGCGAGAAGGCTTCTTGCGTTATCGTCGATTCGCTGAAGAAGCTGAACGATCAGAAGAAGCTGACCCAACAGCACTTCGGCCTGTACGAAACGTTCTGTGAAAAGTAGGTGAACGGATGGGAAAAAAGCGCGTACTAAATGTCGCGTTTCCGCTTGGTGGTCTGGACCGCCGCGGTTCCTATCGGCAGCAGCGTCCGTTCACAACGGCCGACTGCCGCAACGTAAGACCGTTCTCGACAATGGAAGGTCGGGAACGAGGCGGTAGCCGGCCCGGTCTGGCAGTGTCGCACCAAGAGGACCTTGGTGCTGCCGTGCGCTTACTGGCTCCGATGACACTTGCGCTTGGCGACGGATTCACGGCATGGTCAGACACGTTCAGCGGTCTGTCAATGTCTGATGCGTGGACAGTTGCGTCATGGACTGCTGCGCTACCAACTGTTCTTCCTTCCTCGCTGGCGAGCATCGACACTAGCGTGGCAACTGCCGGCGCTGTTCTTGACGCGCTTCCAATCGACACTTCGGAAGCATACTCAGTTGAGACTTACCTTGTGCCATGGGGAGGTGAGTGGCATGGTAAGTATAGACTGTATCTCCGTCTCGACGATACCACTCCTGATGCTGAGACTGATGGTGTCGTGATTGAGATCGTGCAGACAGGGTCGAGCGGTGAGTTCACCGCAAGCCTAAAGTCATTGGATGGGGGGGCGACGACTTCTACGGATACGGCGACAGGCGACCTTGGCGCTGCGATTCCAGGATGGCTATCTGCTACGGTTAGCGGCACGACCGTTACTGTCTACTGGGGTGGCGCTGTGATTATGAGCGGCACGGTGGACGCGCACACCGGATCCAGGGTAGGTTTCGGGCTGGAGTGTACGGTTGATGGTGGCCTATGTCTTGTGAATACGTTCAGAGTCCAGTACTTCTCTACTGGCTCAGTTGAGTCATTGCGAACAAAACTGATAGCGTCGTCCGGCGGTAACTTGTATGAAGAGTCAACTTACGGCCACTTGACTGTCGTGACATCTGGGCTGACGGTTCGTGACGACGCTTTACTTACGGCTGCGCAGAGCGGGCAGAAGCTTTACATCGCAGACTACGGCGACTTGCGCGTCACCGGTACGGACGGGTCGGTTGCAGGCGCTATCTTCGATGCGACCGGGGTGTCTGATTGGACAACGCTCGGAATCAGCACGAATGACGACGTGGTTGTCGTCTCAAATGTAACCGGTAGTGCTGTCGCTGGAACGTATAAAATCTCTGTCGTTGCGGCCGGAAGCCTAACGCTTACGTCCGTCGCTGGTACCGGTACGTGCTCTTACAGAATTGAGCGCGCTCCGAAAGTATACGACCCGGCTGCCGGAACGATAGCTATCCTAACTGCCACTGACGGGCAGGTTCCTACTGGTTGCCCACTAATCTGCCGGCACCTTGGTAGGATATTCCTAGCCGGTGCTGAGATTGCACCGCACGTATGGTACGCATCCCGTCAGAATGACGAGTTGGACTGGGACTATAGTCAGACTGATAGCCAGAGGGCTGTTGCTGGAACTGCCAGCGCAGTTGGCGTGCCCGGCGAGGCTATCGTTACCATAGCTCCGTATAGTGATGATTACCTGATTCTCGGGTGTCGCAATTCCATCTGGCGGATGCGTGGTGATCCGGCTTACGGCGGTAGTCTCGACTCATTATCTAACGTGGTTGGAATGGTCGGGCCGAGGTCGTGGTGTATCGGTCCAGGCGGTGAGATGATCTTCCTGTCGATGGATGGCGTCTATATCCTTCCTCCAGGAGGTGAGTCTAAGCCTGTGTCAATGTCGCGAGAGGTTCTTCCTAGAGAGCTTCTTAACGTGAACCCGGCTATTGTCACAGCGCTGTTAGAGTACGACCCACAGGACCGTGGCGTCCATATATTCCTGACTGAGAACGCAAGTAACTCCAGAACGCACTGGTGGTTCGACTGGGAAGGAAAACGGTTCTGGCCGGTTACGGTAGCTGGGGATTACGAGCCGACCGCCACTTGCCAGCTTCAGGCTACAGCTATCGAGGACTCCGGCGTTATACTTGGCGGGCGCGATGGCGTGCTCCGTCGGTTCTCCGCTCTTGCCGAGACTGATTGCGGGACCGTTTACACGTCTTACGTTGACATCGGTCCGATCGGGATGAATGCCGATTCAATGTTGGGTACGATCGTATGGATGGATGGAATACTAGCTGAAGAGAGTGGCGATGTTACGTGGGAAGTCTGCCCTTCCACTACTTTTGAAGGTGCCGCATCTGCCGTGGCTGCATCGACAGGTACGTGGACAGCCGGTTTGAATTCACGGGTTCATCCGGCTGGTCGTGGGCAGGCTTTCGTTCTGACTCTTACTGGCGTTTCCGGGCGTTCGTGGTCATTTGAGCATGCGGTAGTCTCGATTCGCGAGAGCGGCCAGCGGAGGATCGCGTAATGGTGTATACGCCACACACTGAGAGCCCTACTGAAGTTCGCAGAGCGATCCAGCGTTTGGGCGTTGACTCCAATTCCCTTCAAACACAGATTGACACACTTGGAATTGAGAAGGTCCCATACGTTGGTGCTACTGCCGACATTAACCTTGGCGGATTGTATACCGTAACAGGAGCTATCAACCCAGTAAATGGAAGCGATGTCGTAACGCTTGACTTCCTTACCGAGGCGATAGCTGAGGTAGTTTACGTCGCTGATTCAGTTACGGTAAATACTGGAGACAGTGTAACTGGTGATGTAGCCGATACTCAAGTTCTGTCTGACGGAAACGTATTTCATGTAGGGGAAGTTGGTGGAGTCCCTGGGTTCGATTTTCAGTTTGCATTCTCTGGAGTTTCTTCGTTCAATCGTATTTGGTTGCACTATAACTACCTGCATACGTTACCTGCACACACGATACAGTTGCGGTTCTGGAATTACAATACGTCAGCATTTATTGTAGTTACGACATTCGCAAACGTGTATGAAGGTGGGTATAGGTTCTTGGATCTGGTTGTCGATGACACTAATTACATTGACGGATCTGGAAACTCGATAGTAAGCCTGTACCACATCAGCAGTGGCAATAATGGTCACGAAATAAACGTAGATTACGTAGCTCTAGTTAAGGCTGGATTTGGCTCAGCTAATGAGCATGGTGCGCTAATCGGATTGTCTGACGATGACCACCTTCAGTACCATAATGATTCTAGGGCAGTTGCGTGGCTGGCGGCTGGCCATGAGACAACGTACAACCACGACAACTACGATGCTGCCTACGACGGACTGTTTGTCTACGATGAGGACCTGGATTGCCTGGTGGGTACTGGTGGTGTAGGAGGCGGAGGTGGATCGGAGACCGATCCGATATTCGTTGCATGGCAAACTGCAAGCGACAACCACGCCAATTGGGACACGGCATATGGATGGGGCGACCACGCCAGCGGAGGATACCTAACGACGGCGACCGGCCAGAGAATTTATACTGCAACAGTAGAAACAAGTAATGCTACGCCTACTGCGATTGTTGGGATAGTTATCCCAACTGGCTCGGTAACGATGATCGTTGCTCGTGTCGTTGCTGTTTATGTGAGCGATGCAACGAAGGGCGCTGCATATATCCGAACGGTGTGTTACTCGAATCCTACAGGCTCTTCAGCAGATGGGATAGGATCGCCTGTATCAGACTTCACTGCCGAGTCAACGGCTTCAATGGATTGCGCATTCGCGTCACCTGGAGCAACGGGTGACCTGATGGTAACTGGCGTGGCGGCAACTAGTATACGTTGGTATTGTGAATACACATTAACTACAGTACAGTCTGGCGCATAATGACTGACTTTAGAGTACCAGAGCTTAGCACTTTTGAGTGGCAGCAGAGCGTGATTAGTCAGCTTGCTGACCCACCTGCCGTACCAGTTAGGGGCGATAGATACATCGTAATTGCTATCGCAACTGGAGATTGGGTTGGACACGAGAATTCAATTGCATGGTGCAGCAATTCTACTGGACCAGTGTGGACGTACATCGTGCCAACTGAAGGGTACGTAGCGTGGGACGAGGCGTCAAATGGGTTCTTATATTTTAACGGAACATCGTGGTTATTGTATTGGACTGGCCTGACTTCCACGTACATGGTGTACGCCAATGCGAGTGGACAGGTTCAGGGTACGTCGAAACTAACATTTAACGGAACAGACTTCTCGCTGGCTATCGGAAGCTCACTTAGGTCGGCAGGCGTACTCGTTTGCGCTCCAGCAAGTGGATCGGCATTTCAACTTACGTCTGACGGAAACGCGAGAGGCGATAGTGCGGTAGACCTACAGACGGTCAGAACCGCAGTAACCCAGGTGGCCAGCGGTTCACGTGCTGCTATCCTTAGTGGATACGAGAATACGGTTACTGCGGGATCATCAACTGTAGTGAGCGGACGGCAAAACTCAGTCATTCCTGGATCAACTTATGAGACGTATAGCTGTATCATTGGCGGCTATCAGAATCAGGCACAGGGGTTTGCGTGTTCTGTTTGCGGAGGAATTGGAAATACGATTCTCCTGGCCGCCGGCGTTCAGGCAAGCTCAATCGTAGGTGGACAGAATAATACAGTTACCGGAAGTTACGACTCAATCTGTGGTGGGTATCAGAATTCTGTTGCGTACAATTACAATACGGTATGCGGAGGAAGAGAAAACGTAATACCAAATGATGCCACCGGTCGCAATACGATATGCGGAGGTCATCAGAATTCCATTGTTCTTGCATCAACAAGTAATGGATACAATGCGATAGGTGGTGGAAGGACGAATACGCTTCAGGGTCAGTATTGCGCGATCCTTGGTGGACTTAGTAATTCGATTGCGCTAGCGGCAGGAGTGCTGTATGCAGCGATTGTAGGTGGAAGATCAAATACCGTAGGAGTAAGCTACGGCACTATATGCGGTGGCTACCTAAATACGATCGTAGCCGGAACGAACGGGTACACGACAATTGTAGGCGGTTACAGCAACACTACAGTTGCCGGTTCGACGTATAACGGAAGTAACGTAATAGGCGGATATGACAATAGCGTGCAGGGGTCGTATTCAGTCGTCGCTGGAGGTCGCGAGAACGACATCGCCGTAGCTGCTGGAACTATCGCTGGCGTTATCTCTGGCGGCTATCAGCACGACCTGTCTGGGAACTACGCGACAATACCCGGCGGACGAGAGAACGTGGCGAGCGGCGACAACTCCATCGCAACAGGGTTCAATTCAAGCGCAACTAGGTATGGGCAACACGCACACGCCGCCGGAAAGATCGTAACGATTGGTGACGCTGAGACTAGCGTTTTCGTTGTACGAAACCAAACGTCAGATGCAACCGAGACTGAGCTATTTCTGGATGGCCAGGGACTCAGGTTGTCAATTCCAGCCAATACAAGTTGGACGTACAGGTACTCACTCATCGGTCGATGCACAAGCGGGACGCCTTCGGTTCCCGTGTACGGCGCTGACGGATGGGGCGTCATCGACAGGGATGGATCGAACAATACGACGCTAGTTCATAACGTAGACGCACAGTCGGAAGTTGCTGCACAGCATACCGTGACCGCGAATGACACGTATGAGGCACTAGTTATTTCAGTTACTGGTGAGGCGCTGTGTTACTTCAGTTGGGTAGTGCGAATCGAGCTTGCAGAGGTCACGGGTACAGGCACGGCTCAGCAGGGTGCTGTGAGCGGTAACCCAGACAATCCGGTGTAGATAATGGGTGGAGCATACACAGCAAAACCAGATGCCAGCACGGCTCCAGTTGTCCCGGATAGTTGGAATCTAGAGTGGCCGTTCCCCGGAGTAGCTCCTCCTGGATACGAGCATGTGTATGCAGCGGCATTAAGTGCCCCAAGTTCAATGGCTCCTGGCACATACGTTCACCCAATTACACTGAAACTTACCGATCATACTGACTATCCAACAACATCTCCCGAACAACTATTAGTGTGGTCGGCAACACTCAGCAGTACGGGGGAAGCTGTCGGGCTGAAGTCTAGCGCTTTCGCAGAATATGATACTACCATGGTTGAGTGGTATTATGATATTGGCGAATCGTTCTATGGATCAACTCCCTCATTTTTCTTTGATGTTTCAGGTGCGAATGTCGGTGACTCCATTATACTAGAGGCGAAGGGTGATCCATTTGGAACTGGGGATGTTAATGGTAGGATTGCAATTGAAATATCAGCAGAGCCTCCGGAAGATCCAGCCGAAAATGTCGTCACGATTAAAGTCGTCTTTGACGCGACAATTACGATATATCTAACGCCAGGGTCGGAGCCAGACGTAGTAATAGGCGGTTATACACTGAATATTAACGAAGGGTTTGGCAGGGTTGAGTACGAGTGGTCAGGTGACTTTGATGTACCAACTCAAATGTCGAGTTCTACGTTCCCTAGCGGTGGTGGCGATTATTCGGCAAGTTATCCGTCACCGGCTTTTTTCGCGAGTTGCTTAAAGGCAAATCTTGGGTGGGCGTTTCTGACGTATACCGTAACTAATCCTGAGTCATCATTTGAAATTGGGTATACAATCAGGGACCCTATTTGCCTTAATGATGGAACTACTGGAACTGTATTTGTTAACTACTCAGTCACAATTAGGAAGGGAAGCAGTGTCATATCATCTAGTAATGGGGAATATGAAAAGAGACTCAATACTGATGATGAGTATTTTCCGTTGGGTACAGTAAATGGCACAACTGGCGTGATAACATAACTTTAGTGAAAGGTCATAGTAATGACGAGAATCGGTTCTATCGCAGACCCACTTCAGTGGGCACAAGTCAATAATCAGAGCTATATTGCCAACGCTCAGCAGCGCATGGCTCAGGAGCAATGGGACTGGCAGAAGCGGATATACGGAGAACAGCAAGCCTCTGCGAAGGCTGGAGCGAACAGCCTTAGCGCACTCGTGAATCAGTATAACCAAGCCTACAATTCAGCGCGTTCAGCAAATGAGCAGCGATACCAGCAGTTGCTAGGCATTGCAGACCAGACTACTGGACAGCGTATGGCTGATATTAGGTCTACTGGCGCTGGCCAGAGCGCTGATATCATGCAGCAGCTTGCGCGTACCGGCATGGCGAATACGACTGTTGCGCCAACTTTACAAATGGGCGTTAATAGGGAGACCCAATCATCATTGAATCGTGCGGCAGACGAATTGCAGGGTACGAAGTTAGGCATTATTGAGAGACGCGAAGACGAATACCCAGATTCCAATATTATCGTGCAACTTGCGCAAGCTTTAGGGCAATCTGGAGGTAGCGGAATGTCTGGGATACTGAAAGCGCTAAGCGGGCTGAAGCTCGGTGGCGCAGCCGCTTAGGAGGTAGACGATGTCAATTAAAGTAAAACATGGAGAGCAGGACCTTAGCGCCATTGCGGCTCTTGCTGTTCTTCTTGGTGCAGGTCAACGAAAGGCTCCTGAGCTTCCAGACTTGCCTAATATCCCATCGGGCGTTGTCAGCGGAGGTGGTGGCGGAGGAAGAATCCGTGGACTGCAAGGTAGCGCATTCGACGAGCGTACTCCCGCAACGCTTACTGCGCCGACTCAGGAGCAGAAGATACGCGAAGCGGCGCACCAAGAGCAACTTGCGGATCAGTTTGGAATGCCCGCTCAACTTGAGGCTATGCGCGCCAAGGCTATTGAGGATGCAAAGAACTTTGAAACGAAATTTACGGTAAAGCAGAAACAGGAGATGGCAGGCCTGAATAACGCTAGGCAATCCGTCATGCAGTCAGAGAACTTCTCTCCTGAGCAGAGGCAGGCTGCGTTACGTGCAATCGACGCCAAGATGGCCGGCATCACTCCGTCTGTTATTCCATCTGATAAACCGAAGCTTCCCGATTGGGTAAATCCAATTGGCGTCTCTGTTGAGCCAGGTACTGGTATACATGGGACTATGGAGACGCGCAATGGACAAATGAGTTTCCGTCCGCTGCCTAAGGAATTGCAGCCGGGGTGGCAGGAGACGGAGTACCAGAAGACTCAGATGGATGCACAGGAGAAGCTTATGGAGAGGCGCGACAAGTATGAGGACACTCTTCGTACTACTCGCATTAAGAAGAAGACGGATGATAAGTTACGCGGAACGTCGTCTGAGTCTGATGAGTTTCTTGACGAGGAAACAATTCAGAGGATGCTGAAGGCTAGGTTTCAAGCGCCAGCGCAGCAGGTGGCTCCAGCACCGCAACCTCAGGCTCAGGCAGTGCCTCAAGGCCAGGGTGAGTGGTGGGGGAACCTTGAGTCTACTGGCGTGGCGGTTAGTGAGGGTGAGAAGCAGCTTCCTCCGCAGATTGGCACAGCTTCGGCACTCTATAACGCCTACCGCAGCAAATATGGAACGTACCAGCGTATCCCCGATGAATTGAAGCCGGCGTACCGTGAGACAGTCAAGCTTCTTGGAGAGTATTATGCCAAGCGACCTTAGGCTTAGCGATGACGTTGAGCGAGCGTGGATGGAGTCCACCGGCAGGGCCGGAAGCGTTATCGGAAATGCTCCGTCTGGTCTCGACGATGACATGAAACTGGTAGAGATTGAGGATCGAGAAACCGAGAAGCGGCGCAGCGACCTGATGGATAAGTACGGGTGGGCGCTGGCCGATACCCGCGGACCGCAACGCCACGCGGCAGCGCGCCGCGCCGCAAAGTCAATAAAGGACCCGGAGGATCGTGAGTGGCTTCTCGGCCAGGTGGCCGAGGCATCTAAGGCCGTTGCGTTTACACGCTCTGATGGGAAGTCGAAGAAGGGCTTTGTTCTCCGGGTGGCCGAGCGGCTCTACGAGTTGCCACAGGAGGCGGCTGCCGGCGGGACTGATGTCGGCGAGTCGTTCGCAGGGCTTGGTCGCGTAATTGGTGGTGGAGATAAGGATAAAGAGGATATACGGTTCCAGCAAGATCTTGAAGGAGCGTACCAGAGCGCAGATCCGGAGGGTAGAGGCGAGACTGGAGCAGCGTGGCGTGCTACTCGTGGCGGTGCTAGGATCGCACCTCAGGTAGGTACCGGGGCGGCAGCCTTTAGGTTGGCCGGTAAGCTTGGCCTTGCGACACAGGCTGCATTGCAGTCCTACGCACCGATACGAGAGCGCATGATCGGCGAGGGGGCGTCTCCCGTCGTCGCCACGTCACTAGCTTCCCTTGCCGCCGGGCTGTCTGGTGCGATCGAAACGGCTGTTCCTGTACCAGGTCTTGGGAAGAGTGGAATCGCTGGCGTCGGGCGGAGTGCCGCCGAGCAGGCTGCCGTGAAGGCTGGCCTTGGTCGTGCTGCACGTAAGGTAGTCGGAGAGGGTGGACGCGCTGCCGGTGAATTCCTTGGCGAGGTGGCTGGTGAAGAGGCTGGGCAGGCGGCTGTCGAGTCCGCAGCGAGCCTTGCCGGCGCTGCGATCTCTGGAGAGACGAAAGGTCGTAGTGTCGCCGAGATTCCAGGCGAGGCTCTTGAAGCTGTTCGTGCTGCTGCCGGCCCAATGCTTCCTTTCTCTCTGATTGGTGGCGGTGTAAGGGTGGCTAAGACCCTCCAGAGTGATCGGTTCCGAAAGGAAGCTGGCGAGTATGCCTCCGGTGGTAGGGCACCGTCGAGGGGTACGTGGAAGAAGTGGGGATTTGCTGCAAAGGACGGCGAGAGCGCGGAGGCGAGATTGAGGGCTGTGAGCGTCATCAGTGAGGCGCTGGAGACGCCGGCTGCCGCGGAGGTCTCTGAAGTCGAAGCGCCGGCTGAAACGCAGCCTGAAGCGCCACGGAGCGCTGAGGCGCAGATTGTTGGCTTCCAGACATCCACCGAGCTTGCGAAGGCTTTCCATACCGCTGACGCCGAGACTGAAGGGTCACTATGGTATCAGAAGGTCAAGTCACTCCGGGAGTCTGGCCTGAAGTTCAGCCACATACTTGAGCAGGCCAAACGGAGGGTGTCTGAGCCGCCGACCAGGGCTGAGGGCGAACACTTCCCCGCGGAGATGGAAGAGACGATCCGTCAGGGCATCGGCCCCGCTCCGGCAGATTGGCACGTCATGGACTCCAGCACGCCAGTGCCGACAAGTTCCGCGGTCGAGGTTGCCAAGTTCGGCGATCGCGGATACTGGCGGATGAATGTCGGCGAGCCGTCGATTGATCGGCGCGACGAGACCGGTACGGTAGACGTTGGGGTTGAGCAACCTCCGGTTGAGCCGGAAGCCGAGTCGGTCGCTGAGGGTACTCCCCAGAAGCAGGTCGGGTTCCTCGCCGATGAGTCAGGATCGCTACTGTTTGGTGAGCGTGGCGACGACATTGACGACACGATTGCAGGAATGAATCCGTCCGACGCCGTTAAGGTCCTTGAGAACGAGGATCCTGACATTGTACGTAGGAAGGGGCGAGTGCATGGAATGACGCCAGTGACGCGCTGGCAGAAGTTCAAGGATACATGGAAGGCTATGGGGCGTGTCATTACTCGCGCAAATGAGTTCCTGCCCAACGATGACAGATTCAACGTGGCTACTGAGACATGGCGTTTGGCTAAGGCGGCTCCGGCAGCTGCGCAACATGAAGCAATCCGTCGAGTTGCAGCTGTAGTTGGAAAGTTAGGTCCAACCCAGGAGCGTCT